AGTTCCAATACAATTTCTTTACTTCAACTACTGGGGCTACTTCTGGATTTGGTGTCAATGCTTCTATCAACACTCCAGTTGGCACATTCCCCCTTCCTTAATATTTAAAAGGTTTTTACATTATGCAAATTTTTGGCTTTGAGATAAAGCGCAAAAAAGAACAGGAGTTACCATCTGTAGTAACTCCTAGTCCTGTTGAAACAGGATCTACCGTAATAAACACTGGCGTAAATGCTGGTGGGTATTACGGTATGGTCATGGATTTGGAAGGTACGATTAAGAACGAAAACGATCTTATTCGTCGTTATCGTGAAGTGTCTCAGTACAGCGATTGTGATGGTGCGATTGAAGATATCGTTAATGAAGCCATTATTGCAGATGAAGAAAAGAATTCAATTGAAATTGTTCTAGATGATGTTAAGATTTCTGAACCAATTAAGAAGAAGATTATACAAGAATTTAATAATGTATTACGTCTTTTAAAGTTTGAAAATCGTGCGCATGAAATCTTCCGAACATGGTATATTGACGGAAGATTATATTATCAAATTCTTATTGATGAGAATAACATTAAGCAAGGTATTATAGAATTACGTTTCATTGATCCTCGTAAAATTCGTCGCATCAAGAATATTAAAAAAGAAAGAAATATTGTAGGTATTGAAGTTGTAAAGGAAATAGAAGAATACTACCTATACAATGACAAGGGTATTACTGAGCAGACTACACAAGGTGTTAAACTAGGATTAGATTCTGTTGTTTATACACCATCTGGTTATGTAGACCAGAATTCTGGTATGATGATGTCTTATTTACATAAGGCTATTAAACCAGTTAATCAATTAAAGATGATTGAAGATTCATTGGTCATCTATCGTATTTCTCGTGCACCTGAACGTCGTATATTCTATATTGATGTGGGTAATTTACCAAAGTTGAAAGCAGAACAATATGTAACTGACATTATGAATAAGTTTCGTAACAAGATTGTGTACGATGCAACAACTGGTGAAACACGAGACGATCGTCGCCATCTATCAATGATGGAAGACTTCTGGATGCCCCGTCGTGAGGGTAATAAAGGTACTGAGATTAATACACTTCCAGGTGGTCAAAATCTCGGCGAGATTCAAGACATTGAGTATTTTCAACAAAAACTTTATCACGCATTGAATGTTCCAATTAGTCGCTTGCAACAACAGCAAGGATTCTCAATTGGTCGTTCTACTGAGATTAGTCGTGATGAGGTTAAGTTTAATAAATTTATTGTTAGACTACGCAAGAAATTCTCAATGTTGTTTAATAGTGCATTAAGAGTTCAATTAATCGCTAAGAGTATTATTCGTGCTGATGAATGGGATGATATTGTATCACACATTAAGTATGATTACTTAGAAGATAATCATTATAGTGAATTAAAAGACGCTGAAATCTTAACACAAAGATTACAAATGCTTCAGCAAGCAGAACAATACGTTGGTAAGTATTACTCTATGAAATGGGCGCGCAAGAATATTCTTCGTTTAAATGATGAAGACATCGAACAGATGGAAAATGAGATGGGAGAAGAAAAAGAACAATATATTGCTAAAGCTGAACACGATGGAACTATGGCTGGTGCGGCGCAAACAGCACAACAAGTTTATTTACAACAGAATGCTCCAGCTGGCACTAATGAAGCACCAACAGCTGCAGAAGAACCTGTTGATAAAACAAATGAAGAACGGCTAACAAAAGTAACCAAACTAAAAACTGGTACTTGGCCAAATTAATAGGAGAATAACATGAGTGAAACAGTAAAAAACTTAGTTGACGCTATTGCTGCAGGTGATGCGCTCGGGACAGAGCAATCATTCGGTGATGCAATAGCAGAAAAATTAATACCATTGCTAGATGTTCGTCGTGTTGAAGTTGCAAAAAGTATGTTCGCTTCTTCAATTTCTGAATCAGAAGAAAAAGATGAGGAAGAAAAAGATGAGGAAGATGAAGAAGGCGAAGAAGATGAAGAAGGCGAAGAAGATAAAGAAGATGAAGAAGGCAAGGAAGATAAAGAAGATGAAAAAGATAAAGAAGATGACGAGGATGATTCAGTAGTTGACGAAGGTATTACAGGTGCACTTGCTGGTGGTATTGCGGGTGGTGTGGCAGCTGGTCCAGTCGGCGCACTTGCTGGTGGTTATCTCGGTCATAAACTTCAACAAAGTGCTAACTACTCTAAACAAGTAGCAAAAGCAAAAAAGAAATAAAGATTTAGATTAATGCGTTATTACGATCTATTAAAATCTCTTAAAAGACCTGATGTTGTAGAAAGCATCAGGTCTTACGCACAACTGATCGAAAAGACAGAAAGCGATAAGATTTTAATAAATGGGATTGAAACTGAATACACAAGTATTAAGGAAGCAAGAGAATACGTTAGACAAGAATATATTTCCAAACAATTAGAAAAACAGATATCTACAGAACTATACGAAGATATTTCTGAAAATAAAGTCGCAAATATTATTAAAGAATATTACGATGTTAAAGTTACAGATACTCTTATAGAAAATTACATACAGCTTGCTTCCTTACATATGTTTAGCGTTGATCCAGTCGTACAAAAGATTCGTAAATTAAACAAACTGGACAACTTAGTAGAAGGTAAATTACATTATGTTCTTAATGATAAGTCTATTGTAGCAATTAGTGAAAGCACACAAGAGCAACTAAATAATCTATTACAGAATCAAATGGAAATTATTGAGTATATGAGAGAGTCGAAAAAGAACTTCTTTTATGTGCTTGAAAGAATAGGGGAATAAGATGGCTGTCACTAAGACAATTTTAAAAAACACAAATCAAGAAACGATTATTAAAGTCGCTGGTACTGCTGCAGCAGCAACAATCAATCTTCAAACGGATTGTTTAGCTTCTACCCAATCACTTAGTGGAGCAACTCAAACAGCTAACATAGTTGGTGTACAATGGATTGGTTTATCAAATTCTGTTATTACTATTACTAGAAACTCTGTAAATGTAAATACAATTAATGCTGAAGATGGTGGTTCATTATTTTTAGCAGAAGGTTATGTCGATCCAACTGAAAACACTAGTAATGTTGTTGTCACTATCTCTGGAGCAGAAGCTCAGTGTTATATCAAATTAAGAAAAGTTGGTGGATATGCATCTAAAGTAGAGACTGCTGTCTATGGTGCATATGACGATGAATCAGCAGTAGGGAGTTAAACAATGAAGTTAATTAGAGAAGTTACAGAATCAACTAATTTTATTGTTGAGAATAAATCCGACAAAGGCAAAGAATATTTTATTGAAGGTATCTTCCTTCAATCTGAACTCAAGAATCGTAATGGTCGCATGTATCCAGAATCAATTATGGATAAAGAAGTTGCTCGTTACATCAAAGAGTCCATTGATAATAATCGTGCCTATGGTGAATTAGGTCACCCAGATACTCCAACCATTAACTTAGACCGTGTATCACACATGATCGTTTCTTTGAAAAAAGAAGGTACAAATTACGTTGGTAAAGCAAAGATTCTTGGAACTCCAATGGGTCAAATTGCTCGTGGTCTTTTAGATGGCGGCGCGAACCTTGGTGTTTCTAGTAGAGCACTTGGTACTCTTAAAACAAATAATGATGGTATTCAAGTTGTTCAAGACGATTTCATGCTGTCAACTGCAGCTGACATCGTTGCCGACCCTTCTGCTCCTGACGCATTCGTGCGTGGTATCATGGAAAGCAAAGAGTGGGTTTTTGTTGATGGAAAGTTTGTGGAAAAACAGATAGAGGAAGTTAAACATAAAATTCGTAAAACTTCTTCTCATAATTTAGAGGAAGCAAAGATTCAGGCTTTCCAAAATTTCTTGAGTAAAATTAAGTAATCTGAACTCAAGAAAATTATAAATAATCTTATAGAACTATCCAGTTACAGGAGAAAACGATGTCAATTGAACAAAAAATTGCTGAAATTTTAGCAGAAGCAAAAATTGATGGTAAAGAAGGTGGTAGCAATTCAGCAAAAGAAGGTGCTGTTGCCGCTGAACCATCTCACATCGCAAGTGCTTCAGATGGTGTCACCAAAATTGAAGGTGATAACCCAGACAATGCACGTAACAATGTGCAAGATCAAAAAGAAGCTGAGGGTGTTTCTAAGAAGCCAAATCCTGCAACTGCCAAAGCAGAAGCTGGAGATCAGTCTGTAATAAATCCAGTTAAAGAAGACATGGAAGCACTATTTAATGGTGAAGAACTCTCTGAAGAGTTTAAAACCAAGGCAAAAACAATTTTCGAAGCA